TTTGGCATCTATCGGTGTCATTGGTACGCCGTTAGCCCTTTAATATGATATAACCTGTTGCGCGACAAGGTGTAAGCAAACGATTATTTACACTCAAAACAGATTAGTCATGTTACAAATAAACAATGAGACCGCCCACAAGATGTTCTTCCAGATCATGGAACGGTTTGACAAGATAGACCGGGCATTGGAACGCATGAACAAGCTGAAGGATTGTCTGGACGGCGACACACTTTTAGACAACTACGACCTGTGCCAGCTGCTCGGCATCACCAAACGCACGCTGGCGCGTTACCGCCAGAAAAAACTCGTCACCTATTACATGATTGACGGAAGGACCTACTACAAGGCGTCCGAAGTGGAGGCTTTCCTCAATCAAAAAGGGAAGTCATTGCCGGCAAGATACAGGCAGCAGGCGAATGTCTAACTAAAAACGGAACAAGGATTATGGAAATTATATGTATCGACAAACAGACTTTTGAAGAACTGCGTGTCCGCTTTTGCAAGTTCGAGGAACGGTTGACACGTACATGCCGCCCGGCTGAAGATCTCGGCCTGAAAAACTGGCTGGATAACCAGGAGGTATGCGAGGTGCTGCGCATATCCAAAAAGACCCTTCAGGTATATCGTGCCAAAGGCATCCTGCCTTTCAGCCGTATCAAGAACAAGCTCTTCTACAAGCCGGAAGATATACGCCGATTGTTGGAATTGAATTATCACCCTTTAATAAGAAGCAAGTCATGAGTTATCATTTTATAGACAAGAAAGACCCACGCATCGACGTGATGTTCCAAGGGATGGAAAAGATGGAGAAGATGCTCGCCAGAATGGAGGATGCACCCAAATCCCTCTTCAGCGGGGAACGGTTTCTCACGGACGAGGAACTGTCCAAAATCCTGCGGGTAAGCAGGCGCACATTGCAGGAATACCGTACTTTCGGGGTGATTCCCTATTACATGGTACAAGGGAAGGCACTTTATAAAGAATCCGACATTATGAAGATTCTGGACGATGCCTACAAACGCTGCCGGGAGGAACAACGCTGGGTATAGCCACGTACATTCAGACAGAAACGGAGAAACGACTGCCCGAACTGCAAGTCGTTTCTCCGTTTTTTCATTTCATACGGTCTGTGGTTTTCTTTTCCGTTTCTTTTTTGCGGTGAAATCCTCTTCGCAAAGGTCAATCCGACTTGCAAAGCCTGTGGATCTCAATTTCTTCATGTCCTCATCCACTTTATTATCCGTTACCTGCGCATAAAGTTGAGTGGTGGAAATGGACGTGTGTCCCATCATGCGGCTGACCGTCTCTATCGGCACACCGAGCGAGAGGGTGATATGGGTTCCGAAATTATGCCTGGCCTGATGAAAGGTCAAATCAAAACCATAAACCTTTCCCAACTCCCTCGTGAGCACAATGAAATAACCACGCTCATAAACATTGAATACCTTATCTCCGGTCCTTTGACTGCGGTATTTTTCGATGATTTGAATGGGAATATCCAACAGGCGCACAGATGAAAGCGTATCCGTCTTTTGCCTGTGGATGTGAATCCACCAGGTGCCGTCCGCAGCCTGCGTAATATCATTTGTTGACAGTTTCTTCAAATCCGCGTACGCCAGTCCGGTGAAAGTCGAGAATATGAACATATCCCTCACGAATTGCAGTTGCGGTTTCTCCACCGGTGTGGTCATCAATGTCTTGAGGTCCTCCAGTTTCATGTGGCGGCTCTTCCTTTTGGGCAGTTCGGGATGCAGGCGGCAATAAGGGTCACGGCGCAGTGTGCCCTGGCTCACCGCCCTCATCGTGAGTTTCTTCAGACGGTACAGATGCTCATGCACGCTCTTGGGTTTCAGGTTGCGGTCCGTGCGCAGGAACAGCTCGAAATCATCGTAAAACACACGGTCAAGGCTCCGCAAAGTCACATCCTCCACGCCTTTCTTTTTCTGAATAAAAGCGGAAAGATGCTTGTATGACCGCTGGTAGGAATCGTATGTCTCCTGTATGCGGTCTATCCCGACACGCTTCTTGAACTCCTCGTTATGTTCCCTGAACAAGGCAAGCAGCGTAAGCGGTTTCTGACCTATGCCTTTGACGGCATTCTTGACAAGTTCCGCCGTGATAAAGCCCAGGCTGTTCTTTATCCGAAGATAATGTCCGGTTATCTCGTTTGTCAGATCATCTATGGCGCGGTTCACAGTAACAGCATTTTCACTCCGCCCGTTGGCACGGCCTTTATCTGGATTCCAGATGGTGGGATTGACGGAAACTTTTGTCCCGATCTGTGCCCATTCCGCATCAATGCTTACCTTGCACAAGAGTTGGCACATCCCGTCCTTGCGAACTTTCGTGCGGTTGATATAAAACAATACGGCAAAAGTGCTGCGACGTTTGGTATTCTGGTTTTCTGCATTTTTTCCCATGTTCTTGTCTTTTAAGAGATAATCAAATTACTACGGTGAAATGTTCCGATATTTTCCTGTTCAAAGTCTTTGTATCGGAATCAATCTTGTTGTCTGTCACTTTCGCGTAAATACGTGTAGTTTCAATCTGTCTGTGTCCAAGCATCTTACTTACGGTTTCAAGAGGAACTCCGTGGGAGAGCGTGATTTCTGTCGCGTAGGTATGGCGCGCCGCGTGAAAGACCAACGGACGGTTGATGTTGCAGATCCGGGCAATCTCTTTCAGGTAAAGATTCATGTTGGAATTACAATACATCGGTAGCAGCCTGCTATCAGAGGCGGTATCGCTATACTTTTTAATAATCTGCAATGGCAAGTCCAATAAGGGTATCTCAAATTCTATTTTGGTTTTCTGTCGGGCACTTTTAATCCACCATGTACCGTCTTCCGCAAGCGACAGGTTTTCTTTTGTCAGAGAGCACATATCCCTGTATGAAATACCGGTGAAGCAAGAAAACAGGAACATGTCACGGACAAGGTAAAGGGTCTGCTTGTGAAGCGGAGTGGTCATGAGCCGTTGCAGTTCCACATCGGTAAGGTATTTTTGCACCGCTTTCGGACGAATCGGTTCGTAACCCATGAACGGATAAGCGGTAATGATGCCGTCCGCAATGGCCTCGCCCACGATGGTTTTCAGTTGGACGGTCAGGTTAATGACTGTCCCGGGAGCAAGATGGCATTCGGTACGGAGGTACAGGTCGTATTTGTCGATGAAAGAACGGTCCAATGCGGTGAACGATATGTCGGACAGTTTGTATTGCCATTTAAGGAAACTCTCGATATGGTTATAGGCGTTGCGATAAGCCCTCAGGCTTCCTTCTGTACGGTTGACTCCAACACGCTTCTCAAAATTGCTGATGAATTGCCTAAAATAGTTCAAAAGCGTTTCCTGTTCGCTTGCCATTCCAAGCAAAATGCTTTTTACCTCCTCGGCGGTCACACCGTCACGGACGGCAGACTGCTCGCTATAGATACTCAACGCCATCGCACGGATTTCATCCAGCCGGTTATTGATTTCCTTCGCCGCCACACTCTTGCCGGAGGCACGCCCCGAAATCCACCGGGATTGCGGCACTTTCATTTTCACACTGAATGCCGCTTCGGAATATTTTCCGATGTTCAACTTAGCCATTACAGGACAATTCCCGTCGACATCCGCCTCGCTCTTTTTCAGGTAGAACGACACCTTTACATTTGCCTGATTCATAACCAATTCCTTTGTTTGCAAAATTATTATATGCAGAGCAAATGAACGGCATGAAAAATATAGCGGAACGTAGAATAAGACCCCTCGGCCTGCAAACAAAGCCTGTATTTTTTTTCTGATACGGAAAAATATGACTAAGTTTGCGTCAGCAGACATGGAAAAAACAGCGTTCTTTGCGGTGGTAAACGGGGTAATCAATGAAAGACGAAAGCTTGTTTTTCAAGCCTCTTTTTTATCCCGAAAAGGCAACGGATAAGTAGTGATTTGTCCTCCTAACTCCACCTAAAACTTGCTAAAAGCCCCCTGCGGAAGAATGTGGTACAAAACGATATATCCCTTTTGCTATCAAACACTTTACATTATTTTCTCCAAAGTTATCCGTATGTGAGCGAGTTTCCATATCTTTGTATCACTATGGATACCTATCAACTTATCACTGTTTTAGGG